ACAAGACAGAGCCAAGCAGTTTGCTCCGTTCGATGCGTTAAACGGACTGCGAGAAGCTCTTGCGAAAAAGGAATACGACCTCGGCAAGGCAGAGCGTGGAGACCACTCCGAAGAACTTGATAGCGAAATATCGGAAAAATTGTCGAAAGTTCAAAGAGGGGACAGAATCGCACTCACTTGCTATCAAGACGGTTACTATGTAAAAGTCATAGGAGCCGTGAAGGAAATCAACATGATTTTTAAGTACATAGTCATAGGGAACGGCAAGGTGTACTTTGACGATATCTATGGCATAGATAGGGACTTGGTGTAGCCAAGCCGGGAGGAGCAAAAATGCAAACAGAGAAGTACTGCGGAATATGCGGTCAAAAGTTAAATATAGAGTTTGAATACAGAAAAACAGCCAAAACCACCTGTCCAAGGTGTGAATCCGAGAGCGAGTGGAAGTTCTACAAGAACGGAAACTTCACGGAACTCATCCATGTCAGCGATAAGGGGTTGGAAATCCAAGCGCAAATGGAGCGTGAAGAAAATGCTGTATGATGCAAAATGTCCCGTATGCGGGAAACTAAACAAGGATATGTACCTCGAAGAAACCGAGGGACGATTCGTCTGCGACAAATGCGGAAGTGAAATAGAGATTCCGCGTTTCAAAAAGCCGAAGCGGATACCGATATACGATAGCCGAACGCTTGTCGCACTCATAAATAATCATTGATCTTGGCAAATCCGCCCCGTTTTGCCGAGTGAGATAATAACAGAAGATACAACGGCTTTTCTACTTCTGTGTAGGAAGTCCCAACCGCACAAAAGCAGTAGAAAAAATACGAAACCGAGGTATCACAGGGAGAAAGGAGGCAATCTAACAACTATGCACTTCAAAGATGGCGATGTCCCTATAAAATGGGTGTGCCTGAACTGCCGCAATATCATTGTCGGCTTTCAAGGCGAAGACGGTCTTACGCGAATAAAGTGTCCGCATTGCGGCACGGTAACTGTATCAAAGCCAATCAGCAGGCGTCACGTCCAAGTAGATGTGTTCGCGCCACAAGGGCAAGAACTGTTACGCTCTAACTAAATAAACTTGCGAAAGGAACTTGGTCGGTCTGAAATAGGGACAATGTAAAACCAAGACAACCAAATTGCATTAAAGCGGTAGGTTAAACCAGTATTGAGAGGCCACCGATTAACGAAATCCGAATAGGAGAGTAGTTAGTCGGTGGCCTTTTTATTTTTCCCAAAACAAATTCAAAAAAATTGAAATTTTATTTTCAAACCGTAGAAAACCCCAACGGTTTGACCTTTAGAATACAGCCATCAAGAGCAAGGGAGGTGAGATAAGTGAAAGCGAATGAACGACGCATGGCGATATTAGAAGCCTTATGCGAGAGAAGACGCGAACAAGTGGCAAACTTGGCATTCGAGTTTGGCGTGACGGAATGGACGATTCGCCAAGACATTCTGACGCTTTCCTTATCTTACCCGGTCTACACGGTGCAAGGACATGGTGGTGGTGTGTACATAGCCGATGGATACCGACTGGGGAAAAAGTATTTCTCCCAAAAACAATCCGAGTTTCTTGAAAGAATCGCAGAAGGGCTCACGGGAGAAGACTTGGAAATGATGAAAGGCATTCTCAAGACATTCAAAGAGCCAAAGAGAGGTAATAAGTGAAAGTAAATACAAAGAAATTCATCCGAATGGTAAAGGACGAATGCGGAAGTCTGTCGCTGTTCTGCATCGAGTTCGAAATCAGCAGAGCGGAACTTGCGGCAATACTACTCGGCTGTCTTCCGTTCAGTTACGAGCAAAGCGAACGAATGATGAACGCATTCGGCGCGGAGAAGATGGTCAAGGTTATCGACTGGGAGGGAATGAATGTACGCTGTCCGATCTAACGAAACCATACGCATCTACGATTCGTTCGCATATCGAGGGAGCATTAAGGATATGCAGGACAGGTTCTACGATGCGGACGATAAATGTTGGGTAGTCCCGCTCACGAAAGAAAATGTGGCAACGCTCGGACTGCTCGGAGCAACGCTTGACGAAGAATTACAGGCTTTGACGGCAGATAGCACGGACACCAAAGGAAATGCCGAACCGACCATAAAACCGCCGATTAAGGGCAGCCTTTACAGCCACCAAGTAAAGGCATACAACTTCGCACTAAAACAGTTCGATACTGGCAAAGCGGTAGCGTTCCTAATGGATATGGGAACGGGCAAGACAATCACGACTATTGCGCTAATAGGTGCGTTAAACGGTCAAAAGCGTGTCGGTAAAGTGCTTGTTGTGTCACCAAAGTCCATAGTCGGCGTGTGGGAAGAAGAGTTCCAAAAGTTTGCGGATTATCGGTATGCGCTAACTATTTTGGACGGCTCGATAGCCAAGAAGAAAGCGGCATTCGGATACATGAACGGCTCGGCATTGCAGGTCATAGTCGTGAACTACGAATCGGCTTGGCGGCTCGAAACGGAGATAGGAAAGTGGAATCCAGACATGATTGTCTGCGATGAATCGTCCAAGATTAAGAACCCGACCACGGCGCAGTCCAAGGCACTACATAAACTCGGCAAGAAGACACAATTCAACGTCATACTCACGGGAACTCCCGTCACGAACAATCCTTTGGACTTCTTCTCGCAGTATAAGTTCTTGGACGAAGAAATACTCGGACCATCCTACTACTTGTTTCGCAACCGCTATGCCGTGATGGGCGGTTATCAGAACCACCAAATCGTAGGGTACAACCATCTCCCGGAACTCGTTGAAAAGGTGCATAAGATAGCGTTCCGAATCAAGATACAGGACGCAGTCGACTTACCGCCATTCATAGACGAAGTGAGGACGATAAAACTCGAACCGAAAGCCGAAGCGGTGTATTGGATGATAGAAGAGGACTGCTATGCACAGCTCTCCGCCGATACGGAAGTGACGGCAAGGAACATTCTGACGCAGCTTTTAAGACTGTCGCAATGCACGGGCGGGTTTATCCGTGACGATGCAACCGCCAAGCCGCAGACAGTAAGTACGGCAAAGATAGAGTCTCTCGAAGATATCATCGACAGCTGCGTGGAAGAAGACAAAAAGGTAGTCGTGTTCGCAAGGTTCGTCCCGGAAATCGAAGCCATAAAAGCAATGCTCGAAAAGAAAAAGTTGGGCTATAGGTTGATTTACGGCGCAACAAAGGACAGAGCGGAGCAAGTAAAAGACTTCCAAGAAGACCCCGATGTGAAAGTGTTCGTGGGGCAATTGCAAACCACGGGAATGGGACTAACCCTGACGGCGGCAAGCGTGGCTGTGTTCTATTCGTTGGACTTCTCGTATGCGAACTATGAGCAGAGTCGAGCAAGAATTCACCGCATCGGGCAGAAAGAAAAGTGTCTGTACATCCACCTCGTGGCGAAGAACACGGTGGACGAAAAGATAATGAATGCTCTCAAGCACAAAGGAGATATTGCGAAACTGATGGTAGATAACTGGAGGATGTTGCTACATGGGAAAGTATAAGGACTTAACGGGAAGACAGTTCGGCAGACTTACGGCGTTAGAGCCATTGCCACCGCACGGAAAGAACACGGCTTTGATGTGGGCGTGCAAGTGCGAGTGTGGCGGAACGGCGATAGTACGGGGAACGGATCTTGTCAACGGACACACGATGTCGTGCGGATGTTACCGTAAGATGCAAAAAGCGATGCCGAACGGAGAACTGCGACTGCATCGAATATGGGCGAATATGAAACAGCGATGCGCTAATCCGAAGAGCAAAGACTTTAAGTATTACGGCGCAAGGGGCGTGTGCGTGTGTGCCGAGTGGGAAGATTTTGAGACGTTCTTCTACTGGGCAATGTCGCACGGATACAAAGACGGTCTGACGATAGAGCGTATCGACAATGACGGGGATTATTGCCCGAATAACTGCAAATGGATACCTAAATGCAGGCAGAACAGCAACACGAGCCGAACGAAACGATATGTGATGTACGGAAAAGTGTTCACGCTTGCGGAGATTTGCAGGATATACGGGGTATCTCGCAGCACGGTCGCGTCTCGATTGAAGAAAGGTATTCCGCTTGAAAAGGCTATCAAACAAAACAGGAGGTATCAGATGAATACAAAACTATTGGAACTGTCCGACAGACTCAAAGAACTGCGGACGCAAAAGAGTGACCTCGAACGTGAGGTCAAAGGTATCAACGAAGAGATTGACGGTGTAACAACCGAAATGATCGACTTGATGACCACGGAAGAGTTGACTTCGTTCAATCGTAACGGAACGACGTTCTCGCTCGTCACGCAAGAGTACCCGGCACCCGAACCCGAAAGGAAAGGCGAACTATGGGAAGTCATGAAGAAAAACGGCTTCGAAGATTTGTTCACTATCAACAGCCAAACCCTTTCGGCAACGGTCAAGGAACTTATTGCAGCGAATGAGGGCGTACTCCCGGAATGGTTGGATGGGCTCATAAAAATTGCGGAGAAGAACAGTATCCGCGTTGCCAAATCGAAAAAATATTAATTTAAGGAGACGAAAACACAATGGCAAACGAAATCGTAAAAAAAGAAAACACGGCACTTACCTTTGGAACAAGCGCAGACCTTGGCGAGATCTTCGCAGAGGAACTTGACGGACTGACTCCCTCGTTCGAGAGAATCAAAATCCCGGCAGGCGGAGGTCTTGCCTACGAAGTACCGGGTGACGATCCCGAAAGTCCCGACTCGGCGAAAGAGTTCAAAGCGGTGATTTTGTATCATCATCCCATCTCGTGCTACTACAAGGAAGAGTACACGGGCGGGAACAATCCGCCTGACTGCGGCTCGATGGACGGACGCATCGGTATCGAAGCGGAAAGCGGGGAAATCAGACAGTGCGCCGACTGTGAATTCAATAAATTCGGCAGTGGCAAGAACGGGGCAAAAGCGTGCAAGCAGAAGAGAAGAATCTACCTTCTTCGTGAGGGCGAGGCTCTGCCGATTATTCTCTCGCTCCCAACGGGCAGTCTTGCCGAATTCAGTAAGTACGTAATGCGCCTTCTTTCCAAAGGAAAGAAAACCGTGAGTGTGGTCACTAAGTTCACGCTGAAAAAGGCACAGAACAGCGGCGGTATCAATTACTCGCAGGCGGTGTTTGCAGTAGACCGTAACTTGACCGATGAAGAACTCAAGAATGTACTTCCTTTGGCAGAACAGGTCAAGGCAATGGCAACCAAGGTTACGGCGCTTGACGAAGAATAAAAACAAACGGGCGATGGGTGGCGGTAAAAGTCCGCCGCCCGGAAACCCAAAACGGAGGAACGATGACGGACATTTTCGAGAAGGTCAAAGACCAAGTTAAAATAGCCGATGCGGTCGAAGCATTCGGCGTCAAATTGAATAGCAGAGATAAAGGTCTGTGTCCGTTTCATAGGGAAAAAACTCCGTCGTTTTCGATAGACCGCAAGAACAATATCTTCACTTGCTTTGGCTGCGGTGAAACGGGTGACGTCATAACCTTTGCGTCAAAGATGAAAGAAGTAGAGCCGTTAGAGGCGGCGAAACTCCTTGCCGAGATGTTTCGTATCGATGTGGACGATTGCACCAAGCGGACGAGCATCAAGGACTACCTGAAAGCGTGCATCAGAGATGTAGACAAGACCGACTATTTTCAAAAGCGCGGTCTAACCAAAGAAACGATAAAGAAATATTGCCTTGGCTATGACATAAAGCGAAACGCAATCGTGTTGCCGTACTCATCGGAACTACGATACTACCAAACGCGGAGTATATCCGACAAAAAGTTCTATAAACCGACAAACGAAGAGGCGGGCGCAGAGCCGCTGTTCAATCGCAAAGCGTTGTGGGGAACGAGCAAAGAGCCAGTCTTTATCGTGGAGAGTCCGCTCTGTGCCTTGTCTATTATGCAATGCGGCGGCGTCTCGGTGTCGCTCTGCGGTGTCGGCGGAGCAAACAAACTCGTCAAGGAAGTAAAGTCGAAAAAGCCGAACGCTCCGCTTGTGCTGTGCTTGGATAATGACGAACCGGGGCAAAAGGCATCCGCATCACTTGAAAAAGAACTCCAAGCGGCGAAGATTCCATACATAGTATTCAACGTTGCTGGGAGCAAGAAAGACCCTAACGAACTCTTGATGTCTAACCCCGAAGAACTAAAAGCAGCGGTGGCGGCGGCAAAGAGAGAAGTTCGGAAAGTCTATAAACGCGGTGTGGCGAGCATAGCGGCAAGCGACTTGCAAACGGCGAAGATAGATCCGCCAGAGTGGTTAATCCCGGATGTATTGCCGCAAGGCTTGGCGATATTGTGTGCTTCGTCAAAGGTCGGAAAGTCTTGGATGGCGATGCAGATGTGCTTGGCGATAAGCCGTGGAAAAGAGTTCTTGGACTATGCAAGCAATCAGGCAGGGTGTTTGTATCTCGCTCTCGAAGACGGTATTTTCCGTCTGAAAGACCGACTCAACAAAGTGCTTGACGGCGGGAAAGCACCGAGAAATTTCTACTTGTCCATCAAGGCGAACGGCTTGGACGGCGGTCTTATCAAGCAGTTGGACGAAGAGTTCGAAGAACACCCGGACATAAAACTGATTATCATCGACACCTTGCAAAAGGTCAGGGGTTCGGCAAAGAAAGACGAAATCGCCTACGCAACGGACTACCGAGAACTCGGAGCATTGAAAGAGTATGCCGACAACAAACGGATCTGCATTTTTCTCATTCACCATTTGCGAAAGATGGCGGACGAAAATGACGTATTCAATATGATTTCGGGTTCGAACGGCATCATGGGTGTATGCGACACGATATTCATCATCTACAAGAAAAAGCGGCAAGACGAAAATGCCGTGCTGTTTATGACAGGACGAGATATTCGGCAGCAAGACGTCGTGGTGCATTTCGATGAAACAAAGTATCGATGGGATATGGTCGGAACGGCAGAGGAAGAAGAGCGGAAACGCAAAAAGCGCGAGTACGAGAACAATCCTATCGTGAAAACGGTCAAAGACCTCTTAAAACAGTATCCGATGGGGTGGAAAGGCACTGCAACCGACTTAATCAAGGCTGTGTACGATGTGACGGGAAGTCCGTGCATTTACTCAACGGCGGCACTCGGCAAAGAGATAACGAGCATTGAAACGCAGCTCTACTATGACGGCATCGAACACTCGATGAAACGGAGCGGTTCGAGCAGAGTACATTATTTCGGTAAACGGCAGGCATATAAACCGACATATCAACGGGCGATATTCGATGAATCGGAAGACTAATACGGCTAAACTGGTCGATTTCGACCTGATAAGAATGACGGGTAATGACGGCAAAGTGACGGCAAGTGACAGGAAAACAGTTCTCACACAACACTATCCGTCACTACTGTCACTCCGTCACATCCGTCACATCCGTCACAAAAACGAGATTTCTAATAGAGGGGTTACTGTCACACTGGTAAAGTGTCATTTAGTGACAGGTGTGACGGTTGTGACAGGTAGTTTTATATAGGAGCGAAAAAAGTGAAGGAAAGCGACCTGATAAAAGCGATAAGCAATTATTTGAAAACAGTTCCAAACTTGTTCTTTTGGAAGGAACACGGCGGGATGTACGGAACGGCGGGCATTCCGGATTTGATTGTCTGTTATAAGGGCAGATTTATAGGTCTCGAATGCAAGGTAGGTAAAAACACGGCAACGGCACTGCAACAGCAAACGATTCGGCAAATATTGAAAGCGGGCGGATATGCGGTAGTCGTAAAAAGCGTAGGCGAGGTAAAAGCGATAATTCAAGCGTTTGAAAAGGAGTAGTATGGCAGACATCAACAAAGTGGTGATAACGGAAGAGGCGAAATTCGATTACGAGGTAATACTCGGACTGCCGATGCCGAAAGCCGACATAAAAGAGGCTTGCGAAAATTACATAGAATCCAGATATGACGGCGGTCGCACACTTTGGGGATATTACTACAAGTGGAAGTACTATGACGAAACCGCCGATAAAATGCTTTTGCTGTTTTTTTATAAGGGGCAAAAGTTCGGAACGATGCAAATGTGGGATTTGTGCGGAGTCTGTTTCGAAGACGATTGGAACGAAAACTTGGAAGACTGCGGACAGATACGAAGTTGGCTAAAAAGCAAGATCGACCCCAAAGAAAACGGCGATTGGGTTTGGGACGAGCGGGTAAGAGAAGAAAAAAGACGAAAGGAAATGGAGGACTACTGCAATGACAACGACTGAAATCAAGGAATACTTGGAGAACTATACGGCCAAGAAAGCCATAGCGGAATACAAGAAAAAACAAGGCTTGACCGAAGATAGAACTCTTGTATGTATCACGGCGATTGAAGACTGCATTGCAGGACTTCCGAACGGACTGGACGAGATCATCCGCAAGTATTATCTGCAAAAGATGTCATTGCGAGAGATGAGCAAGCGGTTCTTCTTGGGACGCGATGCAATCGCCAGAAGAAGAGATAAAGCGATAGCCATTATAAGCGACTGTTTAGCCGAGTTATAAAAAGCGACACGACCGAGCCAAAAACCGCCAAAACGCGACAAACGGCAGATATAATAAGAGTGTAGGCAGGAGATAAATATGCCAAGAAAACCAAAACGACCATGTAGTTATCCCGGCTGTCCAAAGCTCGTGGACGGGCAATACTGCGAAGAACACAAGCGGCTCGTAGACAAGCAATACAACGAGTACGGACGAGATAACTTCACGAAGAACTTTTACAAGACACCCGAATGGTTGCACGCGAGAAAGCAGCAACTCAATCAGCACCCGTTTTGTGCGGAGTGTTTGAAAGCGGGTAAAAGGACGAGAGCGACAATGGTAGACCATATCGTTCCCATCAAGCAAGGTGGCGAGCGGTTCGCGCCGAGCAACCTGCAAAGCCTGTGTTGGTCGTGTCACTCACGCAAGAGCGCACAGGAAGGCTCAAGGTGGAAACCGAAGCCGAGAGAGTACGACTGACCGCCGGGGAGGGGGAGGTCGAAAACTTGACGATTTCAACCCTAAGAGCGGGGCCGCAGTCCAACGAGAAAAAACGCGAAATCAAAAATCAAACGGAAAAATCAAAGAAATCAAAACCAATACGAAGTATTGAAGGACGGCGAGCCGTCCTTTTTGATTTCGCGGGAAATCAAAACAATCAAAAAAACAGAGCAAAAATCAAAAATTCAAAAGGGAGGCAGTATGGCAAGCGGTGGAGCAAGACCGGGCGCGGGAAGACCGAAGAAAGCGGTCACGCAAAAGATACTGGAAGGCAATCCCGGCAAGCGTCCGATAGAAGTCGTGAACTTCACAACCGATAACGGACTGGAACTACCGAGCGAACCGCCTTCTTATTTATCAGCCAAAGCAAAAGAGATATACAAGACCGTGTACGCATGGCTGAAAAGCATCGGGTGTACGCAGGGAATACTGCCGTACAACTTGGAAGAGTACGCATTTTGCAAAGCGAGATGGCTTGAATGCGAAGATATGAACACCAAGCACGGACTGCTCGTAAAAGACCAGAACGGCAAGCCGATGCCGTCCCCGTTCGTGGGTATGGCGCAACAGTATCTCAAACAAACCAACGAAGTGTGGAGCAAAATCTACATCGTGGTAAGAGAAAGCAAACTATCGAAGTGGGACGAAACAAACCCCAACGATGACATTATGGAAAAACTATTAGGGGGTAAAGCATGACGGAATACACAGCCGAAAATCCGTTGCGACTGATTGAACTGTTCGCAGGTATCGGTTCGCAAACGCAGGCATTAACGAATATCGGTATTGCACATAAAGTCGTGGCGATAAGCGAGATAGACAAATACGCAATTCAAAGTTACGAAGCAATGCACGGAAAAGCCAACAACCTCGGAGATATCCGCAAGATAGAAGAACTCCCGGACGCTGACCTTTGGACATATTCGTTTCCGTGCCAAGACATATCGGTCGCAGGCAAGGGTGCGGGCATTAAGGAAGGAACTCGCAGCGGCTTGCTGTTTGAAGTCGAGCGGTTATTGCGTGTTGCATCGGAAAAGAAAACACTCCCGAAATACCTATTGCTTGAGAACGTCAAGAACCTTGTCAGCAAGAAGTTCAAGGCGGACTTCGATAAATGGCTCGATTTTCTCGCCGAACTCGGCTACACAAACTATTGGAAAGTGTTGAATGCCAAGGACTACGGCATTCCGCAGAACCGAGAACGGGTTTTCTGCGTATCTATCAGGGGTGAGCACAAGCCTTTTGTGTTTCCAAAACCCAAAGAATTGACTATTCGTCTGCGAGATATGATTGATGAAACGGTCGATGAAAGGTTCTATCTCAAGGAAAGCACAATACGGAGCATACTTCGTTCGACATTTAACAGTCGAAGAGACAGTATTCGCCCCGGTGACGGACTCGCAAATACACTTCTTGCAAGAGATTGGCGCGGACCGCAATGCGTTCAGGTCGGAGAAGTGGTAGGCGGTAAGTGGGACAAGATGCACGATATCAGCAAGCGTGTGTATGAACCTGACGGTATCGCTCCGACCGTGCATTGTCAGCAAGGCGGCAATACCGAACTGAAAATAGCCGAAGACTTCGTGCTTGGCGGCTTGCAAAAGCACCAGACTCCGAGAACGGACGGCATTAGTCCGACGCTTACCGAGGCGATGGGCAAAGGTGGCGGTCAAACTCCTATCATCATCGACACGGCCGAGCCAAAAGAACGCTTTTACAAGCAAGCATTTGAAACGCTGAAAGAGAACGAGTGCGAAGTAGGAGATACTATAGACGCTTTCAATAAGAAAGTGAACAAGAGCGGTGTGTGTCCGACTCTTACTACTCGACCGGAAGGGTTCAAGACAGCAATTCTTCCCGTGGTTGGAGCAATGCGTGGAAGGAACCCCGAAGATCCGTCCGACAGAACGGCGGGAGTGCCGACCGAACAGAGACTTGAAATCAACGAAAAAGGTCTTTGTAATGCTTTGACCACGGTTCAAAAGGACAATCTTGTGATTGAAGAAGACAAACAGGACTATGTAAGCCGAAGATATAACGAATTTATCGAAGAAAAAGGGTATGTCCCGGAGATGTTCGTGGCTTATAACAAGACCGAGATAAAAGACGTTGCTCCAACGCTCACAGGGCAATGCAGCTCTCCGTCCGGGAGTTCTGCTGTGTTAAAACTCGAAACTCCCGTCAAGGTGAATGTGGCAACCAAGCAGGGCTACGAAGAAGCCAACCCCGGCGATTATGTTAACATTACATATCCCGGCAGTAAGACCAAGCGCGGTCGAGTGGGGAGCGGAGTGGCACATACCTTAACTTGCGGTGACGGAAATGCGGTGATCACCGAGAATGTGAGAATCCGCAAGCTCACACCGAGAGAGTGTCTTCGCCTTATGGGGTGGAAAGACGAACAGATAGATAAAATCGTTGCAGCAAAGATAAGCGGAACGCAGCAATACAGGCAAGCGGGCAACGGAATAGTGGTTCAAGTCTTGGAGTCAATCTTCAAGGCTTTATTTTTAGGCGAAATCGAGTAATGGAGTATATAGCAAGCATTAGTTACGGCAAGGACAGCCTTGCAATGCTCGAAGTCATACACAGATACAGTCTTCCGCTCGATAGAATTGTCCACGTGGAGATAATGGCAACGGATACGATACACGCGGATCTTCCGCCAATGGTTGCTTTCAAAGAAAAAGCAGACAAAATCATCTATGAAAAGTATGGAATCCGAGTTGAGCATATCTCATCGCCAAAGTCCTACGAAGACTACTTTTATTCTGTAAGTAACGGGGAAAAGAGTCTATATGCGGGGAAAATATATGGTTTTCCAATGCAAAAGGGGAATTGGTGTACGGGACGGCTAAAACAGTCCGTGCTTCAAAAGGTGCAGAGAAATGCGATTGTGTATATCGGAATAGCAATAGACGAACCCAAACGATTTCATAACCTGACCGAATCGAAAAGAAGTCCGCTCGTGGAATACGGGTGGACGGAAAAGATGTGTCGAGAATGGTGCGAAGAGAATGGACTGTTAAGTCCGACCTACGAAACATCGCTTCGTGGCGGGTGTTGGTTTTGCCATAACCAATCTACGGCGCAGCTACGCTTGCTGCGAAAACAGTACCCGAAACTGTGGGCGAAACTATTAGCGTGGGACTTGGACAGCCCTATTTCATTCAAGGCGAACGGACGCACGGTTCACGACTATGAGCGAAGATTTCAATTAGAAGAACAAGCAAAAGTCCCAATGGATAGAACTTTCCGTTGGGGGATGATGGAGGACAAATCAATGATTAAACATATCTATACGGCAGAGTCGGTGACTTGCGGTCACCCCGACAAACTCGCAGACCTTATTGCGGACAGTATTCTCGATGCGTGTCTGGAACAAGACGAAGACAGCAGAGTGGCTTGCGAAGTAATGCTTGCCCATAACAAGTGCTTTATTGCCGGGGAGATCACGACCAAGGCGAAAGTCGACTACGAATACATTGCAAGGTGTGTGATTGCCGAAGTCGGCTACAATGCAAACGACATCGAATACGAAGTCCGCATTCATAAGCAGAGCGCGGACATTGCGGGTGCGGTCGGCAAGAAAGAACAGGGTGCGGGAGACCAAGGCATCGTCTACGGCTATGCGTCAAGCGAAACCTTAAACTATATGCCGCTCCCGGCGGAACTCGCTCATCGATTGACCGATAGACTTACCGAATGTCGCATTAACGGTGTTATAGCGGGACTTTTACCCGATGGGAAGAGTCAGGTGTCGGTCGAGTATGACGGGGACAGGTTCTCTCGAATCGTGTCCATCGTTGTGTCTGTGCAGCACGAAGAAAGTAAAACTTTGAAAGAGTTGACAGATGAAATCAAGGAAAAAGTAATTGCTCCCGTTTTTGCGGAGTACGACATTTCCAAGACCGAAATCCTTGTCAATCCGTCAGGTCGATTCGTCATCGGCGGGTTCGTTGCGGACACGGGACTGACCGGGCGAAAACTGATGGTGGATACCTACGGCGGAATCGCTCATAACGGCGGCGGTGCGATGAGCGGTAAGGACGCAAGCAAGGTAGATAGAAGCGGTTCATATCTTGCAAGGTACATTGCAAAGAACGTCGTTGCATCGAACCTTGCAGAGAAGTGCGAAGTCGCGCTCTCTTATGCTATCGGTGTTCCTAAACCGACCAGCGTTGACGTCAATACCTTTTACACGGGAACGGTCAGCGAAGTTCTCATCAAGAAAGCAATCGAAAAGGTCTTTGACCTTTCGGTAGCGGGAACGATTGAAAAACTCGACCTTAAGAAACCTGTGTATGCACAAACGGCAGTAGGCGGACATTTCGGAAAAGACTTCCTTGCTTGGGAACTCGTAGATAAAGCGGAGGAACTAAACGATGCCGTCAGCAAGGGATAAACTCATCACGGACAATATGCGACTCGTCTACCATATGTACGGAAAAATCGGTGATGGTCCCATAAAAGAAAACTACAAGGAAGACATCATCTCCGAGGGAATGCTCGGACTATGCAAGGCGGCGGACACCTTTGACGAAAGCAGGGGTGTCCGATTCAGTACATACGCGGCTATGTGCATACGGAACGCAATGCTGATGTTTATCCGAAAAACGAGCAAACACTATCCGCACGAAGTATCTCTGAACATGGTAATAGGCAGGGACGCCGAAGACAGCGTACTTACTCTTGCCGACGTCATAGAAGACGAAAGCCAGAGCGAAGATGAAATCATCACTCGAATTATGCTAAAAGAGTTCGAGGAAAAACAAACCCCAAAAGACCAAAGAATACTTCGAGAGATACGTCAAGGAAAGAGACAAAGAGAAATCGGTGAAATTGTGGGAATGAGTCAAGCACAGGTTTCAAGGCGAATTCGAAAAATGCGAGAAAAGTTTCAAAATTAACGAAATTTATACTGGACTTTCAATCGCCTTTACGGTATTTTGTTTGACTTGATAGGAGGTGACAACTATGAACAAACCAAGGGTTGAAATCCATAGTCAAGGTCCGGAAGGGAACATCTACTTCATACTCGGCAAGACAAGAGATGCGCTTCGCCACGAGCGGAGAATCAGCGACTACAACGATATGTGGGAGAGGGTGCAAAACTGCGGAAGTTACACGGCGGCGCTTGCCGAAATCCGCAAAACGGTAGACCTTATCGACCTTGACGGAGCGTTCTAAAAGTCCATAAAAATAATCGCAAAATTCTTTGTTAATTCTTTGTGTTTCGGCGCGTTTTCGCTGGGCTCTTTCAAACCTTTACGGTATTGTTGTGTTACAAAACAGGGGTGCGGAAAGCACACCGAAAAAGGAGAACACACAGTATGAAAAACCAAAAATTCGGAGTCGAAATCGAGCTCACAGGCATCACGAGAAGAGACGCGGCAAAAGTCATCGCTGACTACTTCGAAACAACGTCAACCTATGAAGGCACAGGGTACAATAAATACTCGGTGCGCGATAGAGACGGCAGAAAATGGACGGCGATGTACGACAGCAGCATCGATGCAAGAGACAAAAACGACAACCGCTTGAGCGATGAATACAAATGCGAACTCGTAACACCGATACTCGGATGGGATGACATCGAAACCCTACAAGAGATTGTGAGACTGCTCCGCAAGAACGGAGCGATAGCAAACGCGAGCTGCGGAATCCACGTACACGTAGATGCAACGAATCACACGGCAAAGACGCTACGAAACCTTGTAAACATCATGACGGCGAAAGAAGACATACTCTTCAAAGCCTTGGGAGTAAGCCAAAACCGCGCGGACAGATGGTGCAAAAAAACGGAAGAGGGGTTCGTAGCAAACCTGAACCGCAGAAAACCGACAACCGAATCGGGCATCGAAAGATTATGGTACAACGGAGCATCGAGAAGAACGACCCACTACGATATCAGTCGCTACCACGCACTCAACCTGCATAGCCTATGGCAAGGCAAAGGAATAGAGTTCAGATGCTTCAACGGAACAACCCACGCAGGTAAGATAAAGACCTACATACAACTGTGCCTTGCAATCAGTCACCAAGCACTGACGCAAAACGCGGCAAGCGCAAGAAAGACAGCAAGCACGAACGAAAAATACACCATGCGGACTTGGCTACTCCGTATGGGAATGATAGGCGATGAGTTCAAAACGGCAAGACAGTTCCTACTCGAAAGCCTTGACGGAGACATCGCCTTCAAGAACGGAAGACCTAACAGGGTGGCCGCATAAGCCACCCTATGAAATACAAGGAGATAAAATCTATGAAAAAAAGACTTTATGTGGCTTATGGCAGCAACCTAAACTTGCGGCAAATGGCTCGTAGGTGTCCGACCGCCAAGGTGTTCGGTATCGGTACGATAAAGGACTACCAACTGACATTTAGGTGTGTGGCAACAATAGAGCCAGAGATCGGCAAGGAAGTACCCGTCGGAGTATGGGAAATACAACCGAGAGACGAGGCCGCACTCGACAGATACGAAGGGTATCCGCACCTTTATCGCAAGGAAGATATCAAAGTGACGATGTCGGACGGGACGGAAGTCACCGCAATGGTGTACATTATGAACCGAGGCTTGCCAGATTACCCCAACGCATCGTATTACAGGACGATAGAAGAAGGGTATTACGACTGCGGACTTGATCCACAATACCTAAAAGGAGCCTTGGAAGATACGGAAATGCGGAAAAAGAAACAATAAAGATAATATACTGTGTGTTCGAGAAGAGAGATAGAGATGTCTCTCTTCTTGTCGTTTATGGAGGTTGAATGGGAGAGAGTAAGATAATTACAAAACCAAACGGCGAACTATTCAACCCTGACCTTGCACAAAGGGCAATCACATTTATCAATATGCTCAAGCACACCAAAGGGGAATGGCACGGCAAAAACTTCGATTTGTTGCCGTGGCAAACTCAAATCATATCGGATGTATTCGGGACCGTAAAGCCAAACGGATACCGACAATACAACACAGCCTATGTGGAAATACCGAAGAAACAGGGCAAGTCCGAACTCGCCGCCGCTGTCGCACTTTATCTCCTTGCGGGTGACGGCGAGTGGGGTGCTGAAGTATATGGTTGTGCAGCCGACAGACAACAGGCATCGATTGTGTTCGATGTTGCTTGTCAGATGGTAGAGCAATGCCCGGCATTGAAAAAGCGAATCAAGCCGATAATTTCGCAAAAGCGGCTCGTGTACTTGCCGCTTAACTCGTTCTATCAGGTGCTTTCGGCAGAGTCCTATACCAAGCACGGACTCAATGTCCACGGGGTCATATTCGATGAGCTACACGCACAGCCGAACCGAGCATTATACGACGTAATGCTACACGGCTCCGGTGACGCACGAAAGCAACCGCTTTTCTTCTTGATAACGACAGCAGGGACGGATCGCAACTCGATATGTTGGGAAGTCCATTCCAAAGCAAAGGACATCATAGAAGGACGAAAGCACGACAAATCGTTCTATCCTGTCATATACGGAGCGGAAGACGATGACGATTGGGGAGATGAAAAGGTGTGGTATAAAGCCAACCCGTCTCTTGGAGTTACGGTCGATATAGATAAACTGAAAACGGCATTTAACTCGGCAAAAGAGAACCCTGCGGAAGAGAACTTGTTCAGGCAACTGCGACTCAATCAATGGGTAAAGCAGAACGTGCGGTGGATGCCGATGGACGCTTGGGATAAATGTGATTTTGCGGTAAATGCGGAGAAACTTCTCGGCAGAGAGTGCTACGGCGGACTTGACCTTTCGTCAAGCACCGACATCACTGCATTCGTGTTGGTGTTTCCACCGACAGCCGATGACGATAAATACAGCATTCTTCCGTACTTTTGGATACCCGAAGACACGATAGATTTGCGAGTAAGACGCGACCACGTCCCATACGACACTTGGCTCGGTCGTGGACAGGTAATCGCCACGGAAGGCAACGTCATTCACTACGGATACATTGAGAACTTCATCGAAGACCTCGGCACGAAATATCACATTAAAGAGATTGCGTTCGATAGGTGGGGAGCGGTGCAGATGGTTCAAAATTTGGAAGGAATGGGGTTCACGGTCGTACCATTCGGTCAGGGTTTTAAGGATATGAGTCCGCCGACAAAGGAACTGATGAAACTTGTGTTGGAGCAGAAGATAGCGCACGGCGGGAATGTTCCGCTCCGATGGATGATGGATAACGTGTATGTCCGAACCGACCCGGCAGGAAACATCAAGATGGACAAAGAAAAGTCCACCGAACGAATAGACGGAGCGGTGGCAACGGTTATGGCACTTGACCGAGCAATCCGAAACGAAGGCTCGACTGATAGCGTATATAACGAACGCGGAATTATCGTGATTTAGGGCAAAAAGGCTTGAAAAAAACTAAAAGATTTGATATAATGACAGCGTAGAAGAAGACTTGCTCGCAAAGAATGAAGAAATTTTGCAAGGTTAAACGAGATACATCCAATACATTACGGATTCATTTGGGCGTTTCTTCTTTGAAAGTCAAGTAATCCTTTTAACTATCGGTAACTGTTGAAATTCTCGTTAAGTTATCGAGAAAGTGGGAGAGAGGCCATAGGTGCCTCCGAAATTGTTAAATGCATTACACCATACAAACAAGGGCAATTAGAAGATTGCTTTGTTTTGTTGTGTGTAGTGCCATAGATTTGAACCCAAGCCACTTACACACAGCAGTGTATGTGGCTTTTATTATGGGTTCAAAAGGAGGTGCTACACATGAGCAAGGGACGCGGAGTATCTGGTTATACCCACAGCCAAAGACAACTTGATGATTATGCCAATCAGCATAATCCTAACAATTCTGCTTACTGGGCAAACCAAGACAATCACGCTAACCAGTGCAATCCCAATAACGATGAGTATTGGCATAGCCGTGGTGACAGCGATGATGACGATGAAGACTAACTAAAAGAAAGAACCGTTTGAAGCAATTCAAGCGGTTTTTTCATACCCAAAACAGGAGGGATGAATGAAAATAGAGAGAAGAAAGGTGGACGAACTCAAAGCCGCCGAGTACAATCCTCGTAAGGACTTGCGACCGGGCGATGCCGAGTACGAGAAGCTCAAACGAAGTATTCAAGAGTTCGGATATGTCGAACCCGTTATATGGAACAAGCGAACGGGAACGGTTGTCGGCGGTCACCAAAGACTAAAGGTAATGAAAGACCTTGGCTATGAAGAGGTTGACTGCGTAGTGGTTGACCTTGACGAAAAGAAGGAAAAAGCACTCAACATCGCATTGAACAAAATCAGCGGCGAGTGGGATAACGACCTGTTGGCAAACCTTTTGAAAGACCTTGACGGGAGCGGTTACGATATCACGCTCACGGGCTTTGACCTTGCCGAAGCACAGGAACTGTTTGGTAACGGCAGTATGGAGAATGTCCACGAAGACGATTTCGATGCTGAAACAGCCATAGAAGAGATTGCCGAACCGAAGACCAAACGTGGTGACCTATGGATACTTGGACAGCATCGACTGCTTTGTGGCGATTGCACTCAAAAGGAAGATGTGGCAAAGGTCTTGGAAGACAAGTATGCCGATGTTATGGTCACCGATCCGCCATATAATGTGGACTACGGCGGAACAATAAACGGCAAAGACAGAAACATTGCCAACGATAACCTCTCGGATGATGAGTTCTATCAGTTCCTTTTGAGTTTTTACAAGGCGGCGGAAGCGAACCTAAAAAAGGGCGCACCGGTATATGTGTTCCACAGCACGAAAGAATCTGTAAACTTCATCAAAGCGATGGTGAATGCGGGTTTCAAATACGCGCAAACGCTTGTGTGGTATAAAAACCACTTTACGCTTGGCAGACAGGACTATCAGTGGATACACGAGCCTATCCTATACGGATGGAAAGAGGGTGCCGGGCATTATTTCATCAACGACAGAACGCTCTCAACGGTCTATGAAGACGTAAGGTTGAATGCAAGGAAGATGAGCAAAGCCGACCTTGTGGACTTTATCGATAAACTGTTCGAGCAACCGACTTCGGTCATTCTCGACAATAAGCCGTCCAAGTCCGCCGATCATCCGACAATGAAGCCGATAACCCTTTGTGCTAAGCTCATCTACAACAGCAGCCACGAAGGGGAGACCGTGCTTGAACCATTCGGCGGTAGCGGTTCGACCTTGGTGGCGGCGGAGCAACTGAACCGCAAGTGCTGTGCGATAGAACTCGAACCGAAGTATTGCGATGTCATAGTCAGACGCTACAAGGAACTCTGCCCGGCGGTGCAGGTCAAACATATCCGTGACGGTGTCGAAATCTACGATTAAATGATAATTCTTTTGTTTTGGGGCATTTTCGTCTGGACTTTCCTCGGCGAACGCGCTATTGTTTGTGATACCAAATAAAAGGTGGAACAATCAATGAGTTTAATCGAGAAAATCTATGACGGACAGAACATCGGGCGAGATGCATACAAAGCCTTGTCCTCGTCCAAAAGAGAAGAAAGGCTGTATGTCAAACTGAAAGAAAGCCTATCCGAAGAGCAGATGGCACTCCTTAACGAGTTTATGGAAGAAGTCATTGAACGAATGGGAAACGAACAGCAAAGGGCATATAGACTCGGCTTCCAAACGGGTATGAAGATAACCATTGAAGTGTACGACCAAAAAACGGAGGAAGACTAATGGCAAGCATATTGGGATTTACCTTAAAAGGTATAAGAACCTTTCGAGGAAGGGACTGGGACGGAGTCCAAGGAAGCATCTACTACAAAGGCAAGAAAGTCGGATGGTATAACGACAGCGGTGACGGCGGGGTGGCGGACATCGACTTCGATGGAACAATCGAAGAAAGAAGAAAAATGGACGAACTACTCAAAGCAGCTGCGGTCGAATATTACAAGAGATATCCGATGACGGGCATTTATGCGGATCTTCCGATAGATTCCGAACTCTTTATGTCGGCACTTGTGGGAATCATTGATGACGAAAAGGAATACAAAAAGGCGGTGAAAGGTGGATATACGAAACTCATTGTGTACACCGACCCTAAAACGCGGTTTCAGATGCTTGCCAAGTTCCCGACAACGGAGAGTATGGAAAAGTACATTGCGAAAAAGGGCATAATGGTAGAGAGAAAGTACGAGAAAATCGAAGATTTTACCATCGAATAAAGGGCAAAAACAAAGCCCTTTTTTCTTTGTTAATTCTTTGTGTTTTGGCGCGTTTTTGCTGGGCTCTTTCGGTTGTTTACGGTATATTGTAAGTACAAAAACAAAGCAAAGGCAACAGCCGAAAGGAGCATAAAAATGGAAACGAAAAAGGAAATCCGCAACTACTGCAAAAACAAACTCAACGCACTGGTGAGAGACCATAACCACTACAACAAAGTGAAATACACGGACGCGGTAGTAGACTACAGAACGGCAATCAATCATCTTATCGACTACGCAAAAAGAAACGGCATCAAACTCGGATACACAATGGACGAAAACGGATACATCACGGTGGCATAAGGGGGCAGAACAATGGCAAAACAAAAGGACATCTTCAGAACACTCAAATACTACAGTCACGGCTTCCACACCCACGCAACCGAAGAAGAGAACAAGGCGTACGATGCCAAGGTCGAAGAACTCAAAGCAACGATACTCGCCGATGTAGAACACGCTCCCGAAATCATAGCAGACGAGTTCGCCAAGCATCAGGCAAAGATGTATCGCGCCCAGATGCAAGGACAATATGCCGAGCTGATATGCAATGCCGAATGGAAAGCAATCGACAACACGCTAATGGCACTTATCGATAGCAAACCGCTAAAAAAGACGAAATAAGACCGAAAAACGACAAAAAATCCAACCGTCCGACAGGGCGGGTTAGTCCTTGTTTTTGTTTGTTAATTCTTTGTGTTTTCACGCGTTTTCGCTGGGCTCTTTCGATTGTTTACGGTATATTGTAGGTACAAAAACAAAGGAGCAAAACAATGAAAAAACAACTCATCGAAATCGCAAAAAAGAACTCATACAGCATCGAAGAAAGAGGTGACCTCGAAACCCGAAACAGCGACAGCGAAGACTTCATCGAAATGAGTGTGTGGAGCATAAAGGCAATGCTCGAAGAAGCCTACGAACTCGGCAGGAAAGCCACCAAAACGAATAAATAAGGGGTGGCAGAGATGAAAGCAACAATCGTGAGAAAGGTAGCAAACATAAATGACTGGTACGATGCGGTAGCCGAATACAAATACATGCACGGCAAGGAAATGCCGAAAGCGGAAGTCAAGGTGGAGAAAACAATCCACCTGACCGCAGCCGAGTTCGACAAGGTAGCGAACGACCTATTCGAAGACTGCAAAAGGGTGCAGGAAAACAAAGACCTTATGAGGATAGACGAAGACGGGGTGTGGCACATGATAGCACTCCAATGCAAGGATAGAAACTACAAAATCTTAATCAACAGCGAGGGGTTCTCCTATCCGAGATACACCGCAATTGTATAACATAGAAAAACCAAGCAAGGACACCGCCAAAACAAAGGCGGTGTTCGGCATTTATGGAGGTAAAATGGGAATATTCGGACGGAGCAGAGACGCTCCTAAAAAAGAGAAGCGAACAGCCCCATCAAAGGAATTACAAGAGTTCATCAGGGGTGTAGATGTCGACTTTATCGGCAACAGCAACAGCGGCATTAATGTGGACGAAATGCGTGCGATGCAAACTTCCGCCGTTTATGCTTGCGTGAAGATCTTGGCGGAGACAATAGCGAGTTTACCGCTACACCTATTTAAGAAAGGAAAAGGCGGTAAGAATGAAATGGCGGAGCAACATCCGCTTTTTTCTTGCCTTTATGAGTTCCCAAACGAAGAGATGACGAGTTTCGAGTTCAGGGAAACGATGATGACATCGCTCCTTTTGTGGGGTAACGCATACGCAAGAATCATCCGAAAACAAGGTCATACGACCGAACTATGGTACTTAAAGCCGAACCAAATGGTAGTGGAACGCGACAGCACCACGGGCAAGATTAAGTACACCTATTCGGACGAAATAACCAACAAAACCTATGTCTATCGCCCTGACCAAATCTTCCACATCAAAGCCATGTCCATAGACGGAGTGAAAGGTTTGAGCCCCATAGCGCAAGCAAGAGAGGCTGTCGGACTCGCCTTGGCAACGGAAGAGTATGGAGCGAAGTTCTTCGGTAACGGAGCAAGACCGGGCGGTGTGTTGGAACACCCCGGCACGCTCAAAGATCCCGAAAAACTCCGACAGTCTTGGAATCAAGTGTATCAGGGGACACGGAACAGCCATAAGGTGGCGGTGCTTGAAGAGGGAATGAAATACCACACCATCGGCATCGCACCCGAAGACGCGCAGTTCTTGGAAACGAGAAAGTACCAAGTGAACGAGATATGCCGTATTTTCCGTGTTCCGCCACACCTTGTCGGGGACCTTGAAAGGGCAACCTTTTCCAACATAGAACACCAATCCATAGAGTTTGTTCAGCACACCATACGGCCGTGGCTTGTAAGGTGGGAGCAAGAGATAAGCCGTTCACTCCTTGACGAGAAAGAACGGCTTTTGTATTTCGCCAAGTTCAATGTGGACGGACTATTGCGTGGTGACTACAAATCCCGAATGGAAGGCTATTCCATAGGGCGGCAAAACGGGTGGTTGTCTATCAACGATATAAGACGGCTTGAAGATATGAGTCTTGTCCCGGCGGAACAAGGCGGTGACGATTACCTCGTCAACGGCTCGATGATGCCGGCGCAGGTCGGACAGCAGAACAAACAAAACAATCCAGACGAAGGAGGTAGCGATGGAGAAGAAGAACAAAAAGGAACTCCGAATGCTTCCGCTAAAGGAAATAAGAATAAACGAAAGTGACGGCGAAACGTGTATCGAAGGACACGCCGCCGTTTTCGATTCGTGGTCTGAAACCTTGGGCGGCATTTTCCCTTTTAAAGAGAAAGTGCGTAGGGGCGCGTTTGCGGAGAGCATCGGCAGAGACGATATCCGCGCTTTGTTCAATCACGATCCAAACTATGTACTCGGCAGAAACAGAGCGGGAACGCTCGAACTCGTAGAAGACGATGTGGGACTCCGTGTCCGCATTACTCCGCCTGATACGAGTTGGGCAAGGGACATCACCACGAGCATCCGCCGTGGGGACATTTCGCAGATGTCAATCGGCTTCGTTGTGGAAGACGATGAATGGTCATCCAAAGACGGAATCGACACGAGAGAACTCAAAAAGGTTTGCTTGTTTGACGTCTCGCCCGTAACGTTTCCGGCATACACGGCAACCGATGTCGGTGTTCGTGCGATGCAAGAATATGACGTGTATAAGACCGAGCAACGCAAAGTAGCGGAAGAAACGGAAAATGCAGTTAAAAAGGCAAAACAGCAGGAAAAACTCAAGAACCTGCAAGCAAAATTCAAAATCATTTAATCGGAGGAAAACAGATGAATATGAAGAAAATTCTCGAAATGAAGGCAAAGAGAGAGGACGCAAGACTCAAAGCGATGGCGGTGCTTAATAAGGCGGAAGCCGAAGACCGTTTCCTCTCCGAAGAAGAGCAGAAGGACATCGACAAGTATGAAGAGGAAATCCGTGCGTGGGATGAAAGCATCGGCAGAGCGGAGAAACTTCTCGCTATCGAACCCGAAGACCGTTCGACCGAGAAACCCGAAGTAAAACACACTCCCGCCAAGGATAACGAAAAGAGATTTTCGTCTTTCGGCGAACAGCTCATGGCGGCATACAGAGCGGCAATGCCGGGCGGCAAAGTGGACGAGAGACTTTCCACGAGAGCGGCAAGCGGCCTTAACGAAACCACTCCCTCGGATGGTGGTTTCCTTGTACAGCAGGATTTCGTGACCGAACTCTTGAAGAGAACCTATGAAACGGGTATTCTCGCAAGCAAGGTCAAAAAGATTCCTATCAGCACAAACGCAAACGGCATGAAAATCAATGCCATTGACGAAGACAGTCGTGCGAACGGCTCTCGTTGGGGCGGTGTTCAGACCTACTGGGAAGGCGAAGCGGACGAGATCACCGCAAGCAAACCCAAGTTCAGACAGATGGAACTGTCGCTTAAAAAACTCACGGGACTTTGCTATGCGACCGATGAACTCTTGCAGGACGCGGCGGCACTCGAAGCCGTTATTCGTCAGGCATTCGCAGAAGAGTTCGGGTTCAAAATTGACGATGCCATCCTTTCGGGCAGCGGCGAGGGCGAACCGCTCGGTATTCTCAACAGCGGTGCAATCGTGACCGTGGCGAAAGAAGCAAGCCAGACGGATACTATCACCGTGGAGAACCTCATCAAGATGTGGAACAGACTGTGGTCTCGTTCCAGAGCAAATGCGGTGTGGTATATCAACCAAGAGCTTGAACCTTACCTTTACACGCTCAAAATCGGAGATAAACCCGTGTATATCCCGGCAGGCGGTCTTTCGGAGAAACCCTACGGCACGCTCTTCGGCAGACCTGTCGTGCCTATCGAACAGTGCAGTGCCGCAGGCGAAGTCGGAGACATTATCCTTGCGGATATCGGTCAGTACCTTCTCATTGATAAGGGCGGCATTAAGTCGGCAAGTTCCATTCACGTCAGATTCCTTTACGATGAAAACGTGTTCCGTTTCATCTACAGGGTTGACGGCAAACCTATCTGGACGAAACCGCTCACTCCTTACAAGGGTAGCGCGACCGTTTCGCCGTTCGTCACTCTTGCAAAGAGGGGCGCGTAAACCAAAAACAATAGGGAGGTATGAGTATGATTACTCTTCAAGAAGCCAAAGAGTTTTTGAGAGTTGACGGCGATGACGAGGAAAATCTCATAGCCTCGCTTATAGTAGCGGCGCGGGAACTGACGGAAGACGTGCTTCGAAGACCGCTTGCGGAAATCGAACCTCTTCCCGAAACCGTGCGGCAAGCAATGCTTATAGTCGTAGCCACGCTTTACGAAGAAAGACAAATCTCCAAGGATAAGACGGGTATCGACATATCCGAAACCCTTGACCTTGTCAGGCGAATGCTGTTCGCTTACAGGAAAGAGAGGTTCTGATGGATATAGGAAGATTGAACCGAAAGGTGGAAATCCTGACCTTTGTGTGGGAGAGAGACGATTTCGGCGGGCAAGAAGGAACATGGGTGACAACGGACGTAAGGTGGGCGAGTATCGAACCCGTGAGCGGTACGGAATATTACACGGCGCAACAAGTTTCAGCGGAAACGGTGGTGAAGATAACGATCCGATACACGACTAACGTGACCGTTCTAAATCGCGTTAGGTACGGGAACTCGTTATATGAAATAATCGGAGTTTTGGACGATAAAACGGGGCATAAAGCCACAATACTCAATTGCAAGGAGATAGTGAACGATGGGTTACAGCGCAAAGCAACGGAAGGTTAAAACGAAAGTGGAAGGCGCTGACAAACTCGTGAAAGATATCCGAGCAATGGAAGATGCCGCGTCATCTGTACTTATGACGGGAGCAAAGGCAGGCGGCAAGATTGCGCTTGACGATGCAAGGCGAAACTGTCCTGTGGATACGGGAACGCTGAAAGCGAGTCTGAAACTCAACGAAGGCAAAGCCACGGAAACCAAAGCGACCGTGTCGGTAGACTATGACAAGTCACTCCGATACGGCACGTTCGTAGAACTCGGTGCAAGGGGAAGACCTGCTAACCCGTTTCTACGAAATGCCGTGGACGAAAACATCGACAAGATAAACGATGAGATCGTGAAAGCAATCTCGAATGCGGTGGGGAGAAAACTATGACGGACATCTGCCAAGCAATATATGCGTATTTAAGCAAAAACGAACAGATAAGAGAACGTGTGGGGAATAAGATATTTCCCATAATGCTCCCCGAAGACGCGCCACTCCCGGCAATCGTTTATTCGCCCGTGCTTGCCAACTACGATTCGGCTCTGCAAGGCGATACGGGGTTTGTTAGGCAGACGATGCAGTTCGTGTGCCACGACAGAACATTCAAGAAAGCAAGAGAATTGTCGAGAATGGTAAAGCGTGCCTTTCAAGACTTTCACGGAAATATGTGCGGCTTGGAAATCCAAGCCGTTTTCATTAAAACGGACTACGAGTACAACGGGAACACCGCATTGAAGTTCAATACGGAAGAGTACCTGTCGAGCATCGAGTTCGAGTTTTATTACAACGAAAAATAGGAGGACTATATGGCGGTAGCAGGTAAAAACGGAAAAGTGATTATCGGTGAGAGCGGAAACCAAAAGGTAGCCGCAATCAAGAACTGGTCGCTTGAACTGTCACTTGAAACTTTGGAAACGACCGCTCTCGGTGATGATTGGAAAAACTACATCACGGGACTGAAAGAGTGGACTGCGAGTTCGGAAGGCGATTACGAAGTTCCGACCGACACCCAAGGTCAAGCGGCATTGCAAGAGGCATATCTTGCAGGCGCGACCGTAATCGTAAAGCTGTATGTGGATAATGCGAACTACTATCAGGGAACGGCATACATCAGCAGTTTGTCAATTGAAGACCCGGTGGATGACGTAGTCAGTATCAGCCTTGAACTCACGGGTACGGGCGAATTGAGTTTTCATAAAGGAGAGTAAGAATGAAGAACGGAGTAACCATTAATCTGGATAAACCCAGAACATTGAGATACGGCATCAATGCGCTCGTCAAGGTGGAAGACCTTACAGGAAAGAACATTACAGCGCTTGACCTTTCGCACGTGGGTATCAAAGACTTGCTCATTATCGTGTATGCGGGGCTTTGCCACGAAGACAAAACCCTTACGCTCGAAAAGGTCGGTGACCTTATTGACGAGTATTCAAACATCACCGAGATTGCGGACAAACTCGGCGAAGCCTTTACGCTTGCATTCGGCAAGGCAGAAGGTAAACAGGGGGAATAAGTGAGACTGCTTTTGACCTTTCCGAGTTTTGCGAAAAGGCAGTCGTGTTCTTTGACATAGATCCATTACGAATCGGTAACTACACTCCGTATGAAGTAATGCTCCTTGCAAAGCAAAAGCGAGAGCGGGAAACTCGACTGTTCGAGGACAACATCACACTTGCGTGGCATACGGAAGCTTTTGCAAGACAAAAGAAGTTGCCGAGCCTTTCAAAGGTATTGAAAGATATAAGGAAGAAACCGAAAAAAACAAACTCGGCGGGAGATGCCGTTCTCAAAGCAATGGCGGCAGAGCAAGGGGTAATAATCAAATAGGGGGTGAGGACAGTTGGCGGTTATAAGAAACCTTGTGGTAAAGATAGCGGCGGACATATCCTCGCTCTCGAAAGGGTTAGACAATGCCCAAAAGAAGATACAAAAGGTGTCGGCAAGCCTGACGAAAGCGGGAACGAAACTCTCTGCAACCGTCACGGCTCCGCTTGTGGCACTTGGCACGAAGTCAGTCATGGTGTCGCAACAGTTCGAGCAGTCGATGGCAAACGCGGCATCTGTCGCAGGCGCTACGAGCGAAGAACTCGCAAGAATGACGTCAATCGCCCGTGAAATGGGTGCGAAGACGGTTTTCTCTGCATCGGACGCAGCGGACGCTCTGTATTATATGGCGTCGGCAGGTTACAAGGTAGACCAGATGGCTGACTCTATCGAGGCAACTCTGAACCTTGCATCGGCAACGCAGAGCGACTTGGCATTCACAACCGAAACAGTTATTTCGACCTTGAACCAGTTCGGTTTGGAAGCGAATCAAGCGGAAAGAGTAACGAACGTGTTTGCGGCGGCAATCGGTGACTCCATGGCATCGATGGATAAACTCGCAAACTCAATGGGATATGTCGGTCCTGTGGCAAACAGCCTTGGCTATTCGGTAGAAGAAACGGTCGGCGCACTGTCCGTGTTATACGATGCAGGCTATGACGGAAGTACGGCAGGAACTTCGCTTCGACAAGCATTTGTATCTCTTATGAACCCGTCAACGGCGGCGCTCGGAATCTTTGAAGAACTCGGCATAGCCGTAGAAGATGTAAACCCGGCAACCAACGATTTCGCATCAATTCTTGATAGATTACGAGACGCTGGGTTGGACACCGCACAAGCAATGGAGATTTTCGGCGCAAGAGGCGGTCCGGGTATGCTTGCCTTGATGTCGGCGGGCGGTGATGCCGTAAGGGGAATGACCAAAGCCATTACGGGAACGAACAAAGCGACCGACATGGCGGCAACGCAGCTCGATACTTTGCAAGGTCAATGGAAGATCCTGAAATCCGAGCTCGAAGAGATAGCGATCTCCTTTGGCGATGTGTTGATTCCACTCATTCGACAGTTTATAACGAAGTATATCTCGCCACTTACGGCAAAGATTATGGGACTGTCTATGGGAACGCGAAAGCAAATCGTAGTCATAGCACTGCTTGCGGCGGCAATCGGACCATTGCTTATCGTAATAGGGAAACTTGTCGGCAGTCTCGGCACAATCATTAAGGTGGCAAAAGTCCTATTCACGAAAGCGGGGCTCATCGGTTTAGCAATAGCGGCGGTAGTCGCTTTGCTCGTGTACCTATGGAAGACCAACGAAGACTTCCGAAATGCCGTGATACGGATATGGGAGAAAGTCAAATCCGTTGTATTAAGCGTAGCGAATGCCATCAAAGCGTGGTGGGACGAGAACGGGGAACGCATCAAAGCGGCAGTCGTGCAAGCATTGAAAACAGTATGGAAATGCGTGAAAGAGGTCTTCTCCAAAGTGCTTGCGATAGCCAAGAAAGTGTGGCCACTCGTAAAGAAAATCGTGGTGGAAACGGTAAACGGCATCAAGACCTTTTGGCAGAAGTACGGCAAGCAGATACTCAAAATCATCAAGGATGTGTTCATCCGTCTTTGGTCGATTATAAAGAGTGCGCTTGACGTTGTCAGCAATGCGATACTTAAATTCCTAAACTATGTCGAACCGCTGTGGGAGAAGATAAAGGCGCTCTTCGCATCGCTGTGGGATACAATCGTAGAACTTTACCAACTCTTGAAACCCGTGTTTGACTTGATCGGCAAAATTATCGAAGTGCTGTATGGAGTAGTGGTCGGAGTGGTCAACGGAATCATCGCTGCGCTCGGACCGTTTTTGAGCGCTGTCTTGGATGTGGCGAACGCTATCATCGAAGTAATCAAGTTCGTGTGCGCGATACTCAAAGGCGATTGGTCGGATGCGTGGACGCATATGCAGAACATTGCTACGAGTATTTGGAGTGCTATTAAGAATATCTTTCTCGGTATTTGGGAGTTTATCAAAGGCTTTGGACAAGGTTTTGTAGACTTCTTCCAAGGTATCGGGGTGAATGTGCTGGATATCTTCCGTAATATTTGGACGGGTATCAGCGGGTTTTTCACGAATATTTGGAATGGGATCTGCTCGGTATGCGGTTGGATTTGGGATAAGATAACGGGGTTGTTTTCAAGTATCGGAGACTACTTTAACAACCTGTTCAAGCAAGCGTTCAACTGGGGTAAAAACCTAATTAATAATATCGGTGACGGCATAAAGAAAGCATGGAGTAAAGTCGTAGACGGAGTAAAATCGGTCGGACAGTCGATAAAAGACTTTCTCGGTTTCGGCTCGCCGACAAAGAAAGGTCCGGGACATACGGCAGACGAGTGGATACCGAACCTAATGGATATGATGGCAGACGGAATGTACGACAATACGCCTATGTTGCAGCAAGCGGCGGCACAGGTCGCGTCATCGCTGAACATCAGCGCGTCTGCAAACCGAGCGGTGGTAGGCGGAGGCAGTAGCCCTTACGGGGATATGGTCAACGGAATGCTCCAAGGGATAGCGGCAATCGGCAATAACGGTGGAGAAGAGCAAAAGGACATTGTCTTGGAGATTGACGGACAGCAGTTCGCAAGGCTTATTATGCCGAAGCTAAACAAGGAATACAAGCGAAACGGCATTGCTTTAAGGGAGGTGTAAAGTGGCGGTTTTCTTTAAAATAAACAGTAAGACGATAAAAGCGCCGACCGAAATTACTTGCTCGACCGAAGTGTTGGATAAGTCGGAAAGAACGATGGACGGCACGATGGTCGTAGACATTATAGGGAGAAAGAGAAAGGTCGAAGTCGCGTGGAAATATCTCTCGAAAGAAGATATGGGACTCTTGACTGCCGAAACGAAAAGTGGCTCGTTCGTGACGATAGACTACAACGATCCCGAAACGGGAAAGTTGACGTCGATGACCGCTCGTCCGCAGGACTTATCCTGTCAGCCACGATACGATTGGGTAAAAGGCAAGATAATGTGGGCAAGCGTCAGCGTTGCTTTTGTGGAGAGATAACCTATGGAATATACGGATAATCCACGAAAAATACTCGGCAGAGTGGACGTTATCTACTCGGATACGGAAATCAGTAAGGACATTCAAACAACGGAAAGCGGTAATTCGGCTATCAGCCACCCGGACGAAGTGTTCGGCGCTTACCTTGTGCCGACAGTCAAAGGCTGTACGATGGACGGCAATGCGACAATGGACGGCTCCTTTCAGATGATGGACGATTCGGTCGTTCTCGGTTGGTGGAGCGGCTCGCTGTCTGGTGGTAATGGTGTGTTTGCGAATGCTCCGTGGATCGAGATATCGTTTGTCAAGCGTCCGATAATCTCTTGGGTAGTATTGGGCGATGAAAAGCGGAATGAATACCCGGTCGACTTCATTTTGCAGTACAAACGAGATGGGAAGATCGTTCACTCGGATAGTGTGACCGTCAATAATCAGATACAGATCCGATTGACTCCGCAGCTTGAAGACATTACATCCATCAGGCTGACGATAATCAAGTGGAGCAAGCCGAATGCCTGTGCGAAAATATTGAAGTTCTACGACCGAATGATGGAGCGGTACGAGGGCGATGCCATTGAAATGTTCGAAGTGTCCGAAGAGATGGGAGCGGCGGACGGAAACTACAACATAGTATCCGACACGATGACTGTCAACATCTTTAATAAGGACAGAAAGTTCGATAAGGGCTATCTCCGTTCGCTTATGATACTCGACCGAAAATTGATGCCGAGTATAGGAATAGAAACCAACGGGGTAGTCAAATACCAACCGCTCGGAACGTTTTATTCGGACGAGTGGCAGATAAACCAAGATTCGCAATGGGTAAAGTGTAGTGCGGTGGACAGACTAATGCGACTGCAGAAAAAGACCTATGTCGGTTTTCCGCTGACGGAGAATGCATCGCTATACGATATAGCCGCTGACATTCTCCTGAAAATAGGGGAAACGGCGGACACTATCGTCATCTCAAAAGACTTGCAATCGGTGGTTGTGCCGATGGCATTCCTGCCAAAGGGAACGGCTTGGGACGCATTACAGGAAATTGCCAATGCGGGACTATGCAAAGTGTTTGTAGACCGAGAAGATAAAATCAATGTCCGCTCTGAGAAAGAAACAAAGACAAAGACGGCAATACAGATAGACAAAAGCAATATGTTTTCGTACTCATCGAGTGTTTCTCTGACCGAGTTTGCGAACCGTATTTCTGTGGAATACTGTGACGTATCCTTGTCGAACGATACGGTCGAAGCGGTATCGGTTGAACTCAATATAGAGCCGAACGCATCACTCGAACTGACGCTCGATTACAATACCGAAGTTGCATATCCTTCAATCGAAACAGATAACTTAAACGTGCTATTGACCGACTTCCAAGGCGGTGTCAATGCTTGCTCGGTCGTGGCAAAGAACAAGACAGCCGAAAAGCAAAAGGCGGTTCTGACGGTTACGGGCAAGGCAATCGAGATAACGACAAAGGCTTTGACAAAACAGGATGATGAAAGCGTGCGTAACAACGGCATAACCGAGTATTCGCACCCGTCAAGCGATCTTGTACAAAGCCACGACCAAGCGGAATACATTGCAAATTTCTTGCTTGAAAAGATGCACGCGGGAGAGGGTGTCATAACAACTACTTGGCGCGGTAACCCGGAACTCAATCTCGGAGAGAAGTATGTGTCGGTAGATCGGTTCGGTGACAGCCAAGACCTTGTGTGCGAGTACAACAAGTTTACTTTCGATGGCGGATTGAAACAAGAAACGCGCGGAAGAACGATATAAGGAGGGTATGAATGGCGAATTGGAAAGAACCAAAGAGCGATTATAAAGCAGAAGACCAAGTAACGCCTGACATCTTCAACAACCTTGCCGAGAACGAAAAGCACTTGAAAGAGATATCGTGCAAGGTAGAAAAGAAAGTTAAAAGCGGAACAACGACAACGATTTCCTCTATCGTTTTCGTGGAAGAATAGCGGCTATGCTGCAAGTGGTGAAAGGCGATGTTTTCGAGTTCGGTTTGTCGTTTGGAAATGTCGACCCTGAACTGATAGAAAAGGTGGTGTTCGCGTGCAAAGAACTTGGAATCGAAGAAGAGGCGGATAGAGAAGAGGACGAATTCCGCGTTCGAATACCGGGTGAAGTGACAAAGGACTTCAAAACAGGTTTTTTGAAATACGACATCATCGCCACCTTAATAGACGAGCAAGAGGTAACGCTCGTGCATCGTCAAAAAATAGAAGTATTGGAGAGGGTGGAAAATGGCGGATAAAAACTACTATGGTAATCAGGGACAAGTAAACGTCACGCCCGGAATTACCGTAACCTACAACTACAATCGGTTAAAGAACAAGCCGTCCATCAACGGGAAACCGCTTGACGGGAAAATGACGGCGAGTGAACTGAACCTATTGTCGAATGATGTGACGGACTATGAGGAAATCAAACTGGGAGTCGATAAACGCGACTCCTTTATTCTTGTCGTTGGAGAAAACGGCGAAACGAATAAGATTAAACTCGGAGAACTTGCCAAAGGGAAATTACAGGCGGTTGACAAGATAACCGAAGACATCCCTGACGGCGATTTTGTATTCAAGAAAATGGAGGACAAATAACATGGCTCAAACTACAAATAAGTTTCAGATTATTCAAAAAGTCAGTGCGGAAGATACCATCTTAATCCATCCCGAAACCGAGGCGGAAGTTGTCAAGTACAGTGGTACGGCGGCGGGCATTTCGGCGGAGAACGTGCAGGGCGCAATCGATGAAGTCTACGAGCAGGTCAAAGGTATCACGGGCGGCGGTATCGTAACGGGTGTCAAGGGCGATAAAGAAACCGCTTACAGAAAAGGCAACGTCAACCTTACCCCAGCAAACATCGGCGCTGAACCGAGCGGAGCGGTGAACACTCACAATACGTCCGGAACGGCGCACTCGGACATTCGCACCGCCGTAACCAACGCACAGAACAAAGCAAACAGCGCATACGCACTTGCGGAAGGTAGAGCAAAAGCGGTTTCGTTCGATACCGTAGCGGCAATGACAACAGCATTGAAAGCGGCTGCTAAAACCGACTATAAGGTAGGCGATAACATCTTTATCAAGGCTTTGGATACTCCCGACTATTGGGTAAGCAAGGTTCTCGATAACAACACGGGTACTTACGGGTACTTTGAAATCAGCGCACTCGAAACACAAAAGGTTGACCTTGCCGCCTATCAGACGAAAAGTGATAATTCGCTTGCGACAACGGCAAAGACAGTTGTCGGTGCTATCGGCGAAGTAAAAACGACTGCGGATGCGGCAAAAAGTCAGTCCAATACTAATGTCACAGAGATTGCTAATATCAAGAATGGAACGACTAAGGTCGGTGCAGCTACGAAAGCAGATAAAGCAACCAGTGCTGATACGGCAACGAGCGCGACTTCGGCGGGCAAATGGATTGCGGCAAGAACACTCGGTGTAAGCGTCAATTCGGGTGTCAAAAAAGACGGCTCGACTGCAATCAGCGGATCGGGAAGTCAGAGTGTGGACGGCTCTGCAAATAAAACGGTTTCGGTTACTTTGGGTGACAGCGGTGTAACCGCAGGCACGTATTCTGCCGTTCAGGTCAATGCCAAAGGCATTGCGGTCGCAGGCGGACAGATGATTGAAATCGGTACGAGCGGACAGACCGCTCCGAGTGCATCTCTTGCAACGGGCGGACTTTTCTTCAAGGTAGTATAAGGGGGGTAGTGAATGGCTTACAGACCGAAAATTAAGAATGCCAACGGCACTCTTACCGATTTGCCAATAGCAGCGGAAACGGCTGTAAAGGCAGACGATTATAACACATCTACGGGGACGATTAAAACAAAGTTCGCAACTGTTGATTTGAAGCTCGGAAAACTGCAAATTGGTGGCACATGGTACACAGTGAAAGAAGAAACCGATTATACGGCAACAGGTACTGCCGGGTACATCACCATCATTAAATAAGGGGGTATCTATGGGAAGTTATTTTGGGATAAGGGCAATCTATAAGGATACAACGCTTATTTTTGCCAAAGAAATGAAACTAACAATCAGCATAGGAACCGGGGTCAGTAAGGTCGCATACAGTTACACAACAAAAACAGGCGCAACAGGTTCGGGAACAGTAACGTCAACAACGACAATCTCGGCAATATTTGGGTCGACTTTTTCTTTTTCACCGACCGCTGCATCTGGCTATTCAATGAACTCATACACATCAATCCGATTCATTGATTCTGATATGACATTGAGTTTCACTGCAAAATCATCGAGTAGTAGTGGCGGCGGTGGCGGCTGTGTATCTGCCGACAGTAAGATATTAACATCGCTTAATGGAGATACCAAAGAAGCACGCACGCTTATTACAGGCAACAAAATCGTGGCATATGACAAAGAGAAAAAATCGTTTGTTCAAACATTGGTGTTGAAGAGGTATATCCTGACCGAACCGACAAATATATACACCCTTTCTTTTGGCGATGGTACAGAACTGTCCATTACACCAAAACACAAAGTTTTGACAAAAGACGGCTTTATATCAGTATGGGACGATAACGGACAAGAGCAAATCAGTGTCGGAACAAGGCTAATCGGCAAGGATGGAGAAAAAACAATAGTTGGGGTAAGGCGAGAAGTTACTGCGGATGATACCACTGTGTATAACTACCGAACCATCAAGGGGGATGCTTTCGTAGCGAACGGGGTTGTTGTGGAAAACGAAAGCGAGACCACAGTAGGCAATGTAGTAAATAACCTCTTTAACAACGAAGGTGGAGTAAATACGGCATCGCTTGTCGGCGGCGGAGATATTTCAAAACAGCATGTATAATATGATATCGATAATAGTGAGTGTGTGTGCGAGCATCATCAGCGGAATGGTGCTCTTTTTCTTGCAAAGATTTTTCAAGAAAAAGCAAAAGAAAGATGAAGAGCGAGACAGAGCAAAAGCCAAAGAGAACATGCTGATACTAAAAAGTATAGATGCTGTTGGGAAATTGACGTATGCGGATGCGGTAGCCATTCGAGACGGGAAAACCAACGGCGAGATGAAAGAGGCGATGAAAGCCTATGCGGAAGTAAAGGATGAACTCTACGAATATTTGCTCGAACAAAATTCCAAGAAATAAGGAGGGGAGATAAATGGAACAGTATTTGAATTTAATCAGCGTCCCGGCGATTGCTGCGGTCGTGTATTGGGTGATTAACATCATTAAGCACGCAGTCGGAGAGAACGAAAAGTTCAAGCGGTGTATTCCGCTTATTGCAACGGCGCTCGGAATCGTGTGTGGTATTATTTGTTTTTACGCTTTGCCGAGCATCATCCCCGCACCGAACATTGTGGTGGCAATCGTCATCGGCGGTGCGAGCGGACTGACGGCAACGGGTACTAATCAGATTATCAAGCAGCTTGGCAAAAAGGATGGTAAAGACGATGGAAAAACAGATAATTGAAAGCGTCTTAAAAAGCCTTTTAAAGAGAGGTTTAATCACTTCGTCAGAGAAGGAAAGAATTATCAAAAAAGTTTCAGAATAAAGCGGCTTTTGTCTGGACTTTTATAGGTGAGCACGGTATTGTTTGTCCTGCCCAATAAAAAGGGCGGGACAAATTTTTTATCGCAGTTCGAATCCAGTCGAAAGAGCCGAAAGGCGAACAAGAAAGGAGCGTAAGAAATGAATATTCAAGAGATACCTACGAAAAAAGTGGAGAAACCACGAGTATGTGCCTATGTGCGAGTCAGCACTGATAGCGATGCTCAAGAAGATAGTTTCGCGTTCCAGTCCAACTACTGGCAAAGACGATTCGAAAGTGACGAGTCCGTAGAGTATATAGGATTATTCTCCGATGAGGGCATTGGCGGTGCATTTATGAAAAAGCGCGATGGACTCAAGAGAATGTTTCAAAAAGTACGAAATGGCGAAATCGACAGAATATACACGAAGTCGGTTTCGAGATTCGCTCGGAACAAGGTCGAGTTAATGGAAATAGTTCGAGAGTTCCGAGATATAGGTGTGGAAATCATATTCGAGTCCGAAAACATACACACCCTTGACCCCAAGTGCGGTTTAATTCTCACGGTTATGGCAAGTCTCGCCGAAGAAGAATTAATATCAATGAGTCAAAACCAAAAGTGGGCGGCACGGAAACGATTCGCAAACGGAAGTGTAGAACTGACGCAAATACTTGGGTACGATATGATTGATGGAAAGTTAGTGATAAACGAGAAAGAAGCGGTCATAGTGCGAAGAATCTTTGAACTGTACCTGCAAGGCAACTCGTTTAGAACCATATGCCATATTCTCGAAAACGAAGGGTACACCCCAATGCATGGGGGACGATGGAGCAAATCGACAATAACGGGGATGTTACGAAATGAAAAATATTGCGGGGATAGTATTATGCAAAAATCATATAGCACAATGAAAGTGCAGAAATACAACTACGGAGAACTCCCCAAGTATTATGTCCAAGACGATCACGAACCGATTGTGTCGCGTGAAGACTACCAAAAAGCACAGGAGATAATGATAGCACGTGGCAATAAATATAGACCGAGGGGGTCACCTACTGCGTTATATCCGCTATCGGGAAAACTGATATGCGGAGAGTGCGGAACGAGTTTCAAAAGAAAAACTTCGGCACACGGAACTCCATATATGTGTATAAAGTGGACATGTCGGAAAAAGGATTTTTATGGGGTAAAGGAATGCACATCGCATGACATCAAAGACGAAGTCGTTACAAGATTACTGATTGAAGCCTACAACGAAAGCCTTGACGCGAATAATGATGTGAACGGCATAACGGAGCAAGAAGAGGTCTTGCGAAAACTAATTGCCAACGAGCAAGAACTGCGACAACTACGAGCGAAAGGTTATATCTCCGAAAGTAAATGCCGAGAAGAAACCGATAAAATACTTATAAAGATAAAAGAACAAGAAACTCTCATAAAGAATCTACGAACGAGAGATATGGTAAAAGGGAAATATAAGAAATCGGATGAGATGACGGAACAAATGGCGGAGTTCCTTGTAAAAGCAACAGTAAAAGACTGGAAGATTACATTCGAGTTCCAAAATGGATATAAGACAACGAAAGAATATACAAACGGGAGGGCAGGAAATGTCAATGGAAAGCTGTGCAAACACTAAACCCAAAATTACGATTATCCCAGCCAAGACGAGAGTCGAACGACTTGACCCTTTGTCAATAGCGATGGGGCAAAAGCCAAAAATACGAGTGGCTGCATACGCACGCGTGTCGACCGACCACGAAGAACAGGAGAGCAGTTACGAGGCACAGGTAGACCACTTCACCAAACTCATAGCAAGCCATGATGATTGGACGATGGTTGACATTTATGCCGACCCCGGCTTGAGTGGCAAGAATACCAAGCGAGTGCAGTTCAAACGAATGATAAAGGACTGCGAAGACGGAAAGATAGACCTTATAATTACGAAATCGGTCAGCCGATTCGCAAGAAACACACTCGACTGCGTACAGACCGCAAGAAAACTGAAAGCAGATGGTATCGGAATCATATTCGAGAAAGAAAACCTTGACACGCTACAAGAGCGGAGCGAGTTCGTTCTTACGATAATGGCAAGCCTTGCAGAAGAAGAAAGTCGGAGCATATCCAATAATATAAGGTGGAGCGTCAAGAAAAAGTTCCAAGAGGGTAAGGTAATACTTAACACGAAACACTTTCTTGGATATACGAGAGACAAGAAAGGAACGGTGCTAAAAATAGTACCAGAAGAGGCAATAACGGTCAGAAGAATATATGCGGAGTTTCTTGACGGTAAAAGTTTGAAAGAAATCGCTGAAGGACTTGAGCGAGATGGTATAGCATCGCCGTCAGGCAGAGAAACATGGCATCCTTCCACGGTGAAGTCGATACTGCAAAATGAAAAGTACAAGGGCGATTGCCACCTGCAAAAAACATACCTTCCAGACTTTCTATCCCCAAGGCGAATTAAAAACGAAGGATTCGCGCAGAGCTGGTATGTGGAAGATAGCCATGCGGCTATCATATCGAAAGAGACATTCGACATGGTACAGCAAGAGTTCCAAAACAGGCAGTCGCTACGAAGTACAGGTGAAACGGGATGCGGAAAGTTTTCAGGTAAATATCCGTTCAGCGGAATGATAGTATGCGGCGAATGCGGGGAAACCTACCGAAGACACCAACAGTACAACAAATATAAGAAGTACTACATATGGGTGTGCAAAAGACACGAAAACAATGGAGCGGAATACTGCAAGAGCCGACCTATCAAAGAAGAAGCCCTTGAGAAAGCGTTTGTAAGGGCATTGAACGAACTTATAGGAGACAAGGAACGAATACTCGAAAAACTGCAAAGTGCGACCGTGAGCGAAATAACGGACTCCTGTGCGACAGCGATAAATGAAGTGAATGCCGAGATAGAAAAGCTACAAGAGCAGATGATGGAACTGCTGACGAAAAGGAACAACGGAGAGATTACCGATAAAGAATATGAACAGCAAAGTCAGCAGGTCGGAATGAAAATAGACCAACTGCTTATGAGAAAAGAAGAGATACTGTCCGAGCAAGGAAAAGTCCAACTCGCATCTTACCGAATCGAAGAAGTGACCAAACTGCTACAGACAGGAAAGATACTTGAAGAGTTCGACCGAGTGATGTTCAAAAGCCTTGTAAGGAAAATCACTGTGCTGTCCAACAAGGAAATCGAAATCGAGTTCGAGTGCGGGATAACAGTAAGAGAAACTTTATAA